GGCCTGCTCCTTGGTCGGCACGCTCTCGCCTCGCTTCAGCACAATCATGATGATACCGCGACCTCGGGCTGTCTGATGTTTCGTATTCGTCAGCACGCCATCGGTCTGCATGTCGTAGTCATAGATGGCGGGAACTACCCCGCCCTCTGCATAGAGGTACAAATCCATGGGGGTAGCTCCAAAACGAAAAAACCCCCGGTCACAATCGCTGTGCCGGGGGCAGGTTGCCGCTATTCGCCTGGGAGGAGGAGCGTTGCGGCGCTAGGTAACTTTACAAGCTGACAGTCTTAACTTTTAAAGCTTGGTCGGGTCTGACTTACGCAAGGCCCGGATTGCGGCAGGTATAGGCGTCTTTCCTGCTGCCTAGATGACCGCCTCCTTTCATTTCTCCGTAGGCTGGATGCCGTGGTCGGCTGCGTACTCAGCACAGTAGCCGCACGGAATTTGGCACCTCTTGCACGGCGGCGCGGCATTGAAGCCGAAGTCGCGGGCACGATTTGCGGTGAGGGGTTCGGGCAGGTTGGGAAGTTCAGGCTGCGGGTCATGGACGCGCGGCCTCGCTCTTGCCAGCGCGATGCTGGCTTCTGAAAGGTTTGCCATTGGGGATGTCTCCGAAAGCGATGCGCTTACATGAAGAGTGTGAAGCGTGGCTGTGTATACTTCAACTGCTTTAATGTGGCTGTAAGTGGTATAAGGAGGCAGAGAAACAAGTCCGCGCTGGCAACTGATTTATGCACTGACAAAGTAAGTCTTTTCAGGTATCGGCCTTCGCCGCAACCGCTTCAGTTTTACGCCACACATCAATATAAATCAAGAATGTGCGACCATATTCTGTAAGAGTATAATATTTATCTGGACTGCTAGAGGCGCCTTTTACAACTATGTCTACGGAGACCAGATTGTGCGAAGCAAATTCTGCCAACATGGCCTCAGTGTCGCTCGTCTTCACCGCAGTGACATGGAATTTAGTTTGCATAATCTGCGTGATCACGTGCGGACGACTTTTCGCGGCTAATGATTTATGTACCTCAGGAAATACCTCCAGCAAGTCAACATCCTTCGAAATTACTCTTGAGAAATATTCGGAAAGATGACGAGCCTGAAGAGCCTCAATATGCCAACGAGCATCGTTAGGTAGCTGAATGTCTCCTGCCTTACGCGAAAGCTCTTCAACCTGCGCCTGAAGTCTGCGCCTATCGTCGGATAGCAATGCCAATTCATTCAAAACAGCGGGAGTAGGAACGGTGTCAGCTCGGACCCAGCCGGTGCGCGGCTCTGACCTAATAAGGTTGTTAAGGGCCGTTGCCACCTTCAGGGCAAGGTCGTCCTGATTGGTCCAAAACTGTACCGTCTTGCCCTTGCAAACCTCGCGGAACGCATTGACCTGTTTCTTCTTCTTAAACTCAACATTTTCTTGAGGCCACGTCTTTCGAGCGTCCTCGTCCAAAAGGAACGCGGCTACCGGCACCCTCTTTTCAGTCGCGTATTCGTATTCAAGCTGCGTGTAACTCTTTCCGTCAACCTCGCTGCCGTACCTCTCAGCGACAATGACGATGTAATAATCGCATTGGTCGATGACCTGCTTGATGTAATTCCACTGCGTCTCGTTACTGGCTTGAAATAGCTCCATTCCAACAGGTATGTGACCCAGATTCAGGATGGCCTCGGTGACTTTCCGGCGCTCGTCTTTCAGGTCAACGAAAGTCGAACTAATGAAAATCTGATATTTGACGTCCATTTCGGCACCGCCCGCGAAAGTTGTTGCCAAGTCATAGGATATCAGCGACGCTCCATGCAAGGGGGTGGTTCCTATTCGCTGCCTCCCCTCCAGATTTTGGACAGAATAGGTGGAGCTAAATATATGAAAGAATAGGAGACGTGAATGTCCTCGACTTATTCTCGGGCATCGGTGGCTTTAGCCTCGGCCTTGAACGTGTCGGCTTTGAAACCGTCGCATTTTGTGAAATCAACCCCTTCTGCCGCGCAGTCCTCAAGAAGCATTGGCCGTCCGTGCCATGTTTCGATGACGTCCGTGCGCTCTCAGCCGAAACCCTTGCCGCCCATGGCATCGGTGCAGTTGACCTTATTTGCGGTGGATACCCCTGCCAACCGTTCAGTGCGGCCGGGAAGCGCAGAGGCCAGGCGGATGACCGCCACCTCTGGCCTGAAATGTTTAGGCTCATCCGAGAACTCCGGCCCACTTGGGTTATTGGAGAAAATGTTGCTGGGCACGTCTCGCTGGGGCTCGACGAGGTGCTGTCTGACTTGGAAAGTGAAAGCTACCAAGCAAGGGCGTTCCTTATTCCAGCTTGCGGCGTCGATGCCCCGCACCGTCGCGAAAGAGTCTGGATTGTGGCCAACTCCAACTGCGTCGGAGAACACGGGCGATCTTGCAAAAAAGGATCTGCGTCGCGCCAAGGCAAAAGCGAAATGGGGTTCGAAGACGGGGAACGGATTCGGCATGTCGCTGGCGGAGAAGGTGGCGCGGTTGGAATTGCTTCCGACGCCAACCGCGACGGACTATCGAACAGGTTACGGCCAAACCCAGGCTGGTTTGAAGCGAATGTCTCATGCGCACGGAAAGCCGCTGCGGGATATTGTAGCGCAAGGTGGCCAGTTGAACCCCGCGTGGGTCGAGTGGCTAATGGGATACCCAATCGGGTGGACTGCATTAAGTCCCTCGGAAACGGCCTCGTACCTGACTTCCCGGAAATTATTGGCGAAGCAATCAAGGCAATCCAAGAAGGGCTAGCGGCATGAACAAAATCCGCAAGCCCGCCAGCGGCTTCACAATGGTGCCGAACGCGCTCATTCGAAGTGCCACCCTCAGCCTCAAAGCAAAAGGCCTGTACTGCCTGCTATTCTCCAAGCCTGACAACTGGATTTACATGGAAGACGCGCTCGTCAAAGAAAGCGCTGATGGCCGTGAAGCCTACCGCTCCGGCATCAAGGAACTGGTCGATTCCGGCTGGCTGAACAAGGTCCAAGTCCGCGACGACGCAGGTGGCTTTAGCCATATCGACTGGCATCTATCCGTGGACGGGAAACCCGTCGACGGTAAAGCCGACGACGGACAACCCGCTGCCGGGAAATCGCCTCCTAATAATACTGATGATAGTAATACTGATGAAGTAATACCCCCTGTATCCCCCAAACCAACGAAAGCCTCTTCCCGTGCCCTCCCTGTCCGAAGCATTGCAGTCCTTCTCGAAGACCTTGCCGAAATCCCAACCGACCTCGTTGATCGGGCAGGCCAGCTCGGAATCAGCCTCGTCGGCATTGACGACGAATGGGCCAAATTCCGAAACCACCACATCAGCGCTCGTTCGAAGCACACCCGTATCGACCTCTGTTGGGATACCTGGTGCCGTAATGCTGCCAAGTGGCAGGGACGAAGCAAGGCGTCTGCTGGCGGACCAGCCGGACAAGGTGGCTTTAAGCGCCACGACCACGTGGCTGCCGCAGTCGATAGGGCAATGGTTGACCTCTATGGAGTGCACTACACGGGACATGGAGGGCAGGCCGCTCAATCCGCCGACGAGGCCTGTCCTTTCGGAGACGGAGCAGAAGCAATTGACGCAGTGTTTGTGGATGCTGGGGCAGGCGATGCAGCCCGCGAACTCGCAACCGGCGGCATTGACGGAAGCAATTCGGATAGCGCTGGCGGAAGTGCCTTACCGCTCCAAATCGAGTGAGGATGATTGGGCGCTCACCATCAAGCTCTGGGCCAGCAAGTGCGGAGAATACCCGCTGTGGGCAGTCCAGAAGGCGGCGGACTGGTGGGCCAGCGGTGCGCGGGATGGTGACCAGCTTGGTAATTTTCTTGGTGATATCCGCCTCGCAATAGGTCATGGAATATTGACGCGAAGAAACAATCTGGGACTGTTGGCCTGAAAACGGGGGCATGCATGAACGAGGATATTTGGGGTGGGTATTATGTGGCCGAACGGATACCGCCATTTATCTGCCCAAAATGCCAATCCGGCGTGCTAGGCGGCATGATTGATACCCTCCAGAAACTCGAACCAGCGTACTCAAAGCACGCACGCGGTGGAGATTGGGAACAAAACCCCTCGGCGCAGCGGTTTTCTTATTTCCTGGAATGCAATGCCAGCTATTGCGGTGAGGTCGTAGCCGTGTCTGGTGATATCGAGTATTTTGAGGATGAGGACAACATTACCGGATTTGCTTACGCGGAAATGCTCGTACCAAAGAGCATGATCCCTGGCCCGGTCATGTTCAAGGTGAGCGCAAAGCTGAAGAGCACTACTGCAAAACATCTCCGAAAGGCATTCGAGCTCTACTGGCAAGATGAGGGCGCTTGTGCAAACAGGATTCGCGTCACCGTGGAAAGCTTGCTCGATGATTTCGGAATTCCAAGAACAACCGTAACGAAGCCAAGGCCTCCAGCACCAGGGGCGGCAGCGAAACCTAAAAGGGCGGAGCGCGTAGGGCTGAATCTTTCCAGCCGCATCGACAAATTTGCTAAGAAGCGGAAAGTGCACAAGGAATCTCTGACCGCTCTACGCGTCGTTGGGAATCATGCCAGCCACAAAGGCGAGACCTCCAAAGAAATCCTCCTCAAGGCGTTCTCGCTGCTTGAAGATATTATTTCCGATCTCGTAGACAAGCGGAGCGCCGCGCAACTGTCGCTCTCAAAGAAGCTGACGAAGGCTGATGGAAGGCCTGACAAATTCGAGGTGTGACGTGCCCAATCCCCGGTGACTCAGATTCTTTTTACACTCGCGGAACGATTCGTCCGCCTCCGGCATGAATCGGGAGTTGTGTAAGGAGTGCTGCGTTATGCTTCAGAATTGGGACAAGGGCGTCGAACTGGAACTGCACGGCGTCGGTAAATACCGCAATGTAACGTCCACGGAAGAGGCTGGGCGCCAGTTGCTGGGTCCATGGCCGAAACCGGAGGGAAAAGCATTTGAGAGCGCCGTGAAGGCCATTACTGAGGCGCTCAACCGCCAGCGTGATGAGGCGCTGAAGGCGAAGGCCCGGCAGGCGTTTATCAAGGCCGCTGAAGACGCGGATATCTACATCCGCAGTAAGTAGGTAACTACTCGGAATTGTCGTTCGCCGACCCTATCAGGCGATATCCGGCCTGGCTGAGATGCACATCCGACCCTACCACCAAAACCCATTCCTTGACGCTGGCATGAACCAGGGCGCCCTCGATCTCGCTCAAGCTGAGGCCGCTATCGATGCCGAAGTCCATGATTTCATCCAACGGCACGCTGTCCGTCACGTTCATGCCGCGTCCCGCCATGAACTCCAGCACGATGCGTCCGTTCTCGTTCGCTTCCACAGTAGCTCCGTTGTGGTTGACAAGCCCGGCAGTCGTGCCACGATTCCGGGTGTAAGTGAAAGCCTCCGACATCGCACCCTTGAAATCTGCCCACTTCGCCCGCGTCGCCGCCCTCGGCTGCATCCTCGCGGATGATTGGAGCCATGAATGCGGAGGTCGGACAACCTGCCACCACCCCATCGGAGTCGAATGGCGCGGCATGGGCCAGAAGGCGCCGGATGACTGCGTGCTACCGCTGTGCGATTTTCACCACCAGCATTCCCGCAACGCGATTCACCTCATGGGCAAGAAGCCATGGGAGGCGAGATACGGAACGCAGCGGGAATTGCTGGAGAAGACTTTACGGCGCCTTGGGTGCGATGTCGTTGACGCTGCATTCTAGGGCTCTGCACATCCTGATGAGATATTCCATACTGAGCCCTTTGCGCTCTTCTTCTACTGCTCGCAGTTCAGCGGGCTCACGGCGGATAAGGTGCGCAAGGTCACGCTCGCTGAAGCCTTTCGCTTCGCGGAGGCTTCGTATCGCTGTTCCGGAGAGTTTCCGGCCGAATGTATCCAACGAGCTTCTCATCAGTATTTCCCCCGAATGGATGCCACCAGCCCGGAAAGCTCGGCACGGAATTCCGCAACCGCCTGCTTTATATCGGCATGTTTCTGTTCATCTGGCTCTACTGCTAGGACCAGGCGCGGGAGTCCTGGTGAGTAGCTCTGAAACCAGCACCGCCTGCGGCCGGTCACCAGCAAGCTTCCCTGGACCTGGAGCACGTATTCAGCCGGAAGAGTGCCGCGCTCCAGGCGCTCGATCTGAACGGTGGGGATGCAGCACTTGAATTCGGCAAGCTCGTCATCGCCAAGTAGGCCGTCAGGGGAGCAGGAGAGCCCGATATCATGGTTGCGTATGATGCCGGTCTCGGCAATTTCGCGGCCAAGGTGGTCGGCGAGGAGGTCGCGGGCCGTGGGCTCCAAGTCCTTCCCCATTTCGGTATAGACATTGCCGGTGAAGGTGGCGGCGCTGCGGTCAAGTAGGGTTTCAGCGGCAAGCTGGCGCATGTATTTGGCGCGGGTTTTACCTTCACCCTTCGCCATGACGTTGGACAATTCCGAACACGTCACCCACCCGGCGCGGGCGGCATGCCATTCTGGTGTTCCTTGGGGGATGCACAATTCTTCGAGGTTCAATACATGGGCTCTCCTTTGTTATTTTAAGCCGAGGGCGAGGTCAGCCTCGTCCGGGTAGGGAAGTACGATGTCGAGATAATAGGCCAGCCGCGACACCCGGTTGAGGTAGTCGGTGAATTGCTGGACGGTGAGTTCGGTGGTGGATTTGAGGGTGTGGACGGTTTTGCCCCGGATTTGGACCGGCTCGTAGCCGAGCCATCGCTCCCGGAAAAGGAGGTGAAGCTCCTGCTCGTCGTAGCCGGTATATTCGGCCAGGACGTGAATCCACATCCAATAAAGTCGGTTTTGTGCTACGCTGCGGCTACGCTTGTGCGGCTTTATCTCGACAGACATCTGCGGGAGAAAGGGAAGGCGCGTAAGGTAATCTGCCGCCGCCGCTCTCTTCTCCATGTTGTCGATGCGCCAGTACACCTACTGAGTTTTCACCTGGTTGAAGCGACTCACTCGGGCGACGAGCTTGTCGAACTCGGTGGCTGCGGCCTCCCCTAAATTCTCCAGCCCTACGGATTTGCAGAACTCGGAAACCAGTGGGCCGGGACCGCCAAGCTTCTCCACGAGAATCTGCTGCTGCGTTTCGGATAGGAAGCTTTCTACCCGGTTCCCGTCGTTATCGGCCTGCGCCATTTCGGTGGTGACGATGTTGAAGGCTTCGCAGGTGAGCCCCTTTCTAAGATATGTGCACGTACTGCCGCTACCCTGAATTTTGGTCTTTGTTGCCCCACCCTTCGGTCCGGTGTCGTCGCGCCACCCGCACTTCGTCAAAACCTTTTCGTGGCCGCCCCGGTGCATAACGGTGCAGTCCATTGTCACAAAACCGGATTCCGTCTCGGTGCTGGAGAAGGTGAGGCTGAAGCCGTGTTTGGTGTAAACAGGGCGCCCCACGGTATCCACGTCGTCAATCTTGGCGTACTTGCTTCTGGTCTCATTATTCTGGTGGCGAAGCATCACCCGCTGCATCTCGGCTTGGCAATCGCTCATCGCCGCGTTGAAATCAGCCTTGGCCTGCACCGCCATGATATCCTTCTGCATGTCAAGAAGGGCCTTCATCTTGTCGACGTCCACAGAAGGATTTGCGGCGGCGTTGGCTATTGTATGCAATATCACGTCGGCGGGGCTGGACGTTGGTGCGCTTTCTGCAATGGTGACGGCAGTATTCATGGTATTCTCCTTTGTTGTGGAAGCATCATTGCTCAACAAATGGTATACCGCAAGAATATATTTTAGCATTGCCTAATAAAAGTTCTTTACAACCTAAAATACATGTGTTGGGATACTCCTACAACAAAGGAGAACAACCATGTATAACTTAGAACTTCCCATGATTACCTGGGCCGGATGGCAGAACGGGCCGCGCCGGACGTTTAGCATCTTGCATTACACCCTTGGCGCCATCGTTGGTGGCTTGGCTGGCGCCGCATGGGTCATTACCCTCATTGCAACCGCTCAATAGAAAGCGAGGAATATGGAACAAACAAAACTCCAGCTTGAGGCTGGTAAGGCATTCCGGGTTCAAGACGGTCGAAAGGCCATGATCGCCGGACGGAATAACAGCGGCTTTTGGTGTGGCGTGCTGCAAGATTGGAGCGAGGTGAAGCTCTGGCATGATGATGGCCGTTCTGTCTCCGGCCATAGAAATACGGATATTGTCGCCGAATGGTTCGAGCTCAAGCGCATCAAGGGTTTCATTGCATTTAGGTTTGTGGACGCCGCAATCGTCGCTCTAACCTCCCATGTTCACGAGACAGCGGCGGAAGCGCGGAGGATCTACGGTGACGAGACAACTGCCATCATCGAAATCGACGTCCTCGAAGGCCAAGGTCTGGAGGACGGGCAATGAGAAAGCAAGCGAAGCAACCGGAGCTGCCCGGATGCCCACAGGGCGATATGCGGTTCAAGGACATCCCCTGCACCAACGCTGATGGCCAAGACCTGAAAATCTGCACAGCATGCGACGGCAGCGGTACCACCTGCACGGCGAAGCGGACCACCTACCACAAGACTACCGGGGAGCCGAAGGACGAGACGGCAGCGTTCCCTGGAAGCGAGCACAATAAGTATACAAGGGGGGGGTGGACGGTAACTTCCACCAGGTGCCGTGGGTGCGGTGGCGCGGGCCTGAAGCTGGCTGGAGGTAGGAAATGAAACTCTCCTTCCTCTCCCTCTTCCGCCGACCCGCGCCCAAGCCCATGACCGTCTCGCAAGAGGGTATCCAGGCCCGCGCCATCCGTCACCTGATTGCCCACGGTACCATCACCGCCCGCGACGTTCTCGACATGGGGACGAACGACTACGGCAAGATGTTCACCAGATTGCGCCGCATGGGCATCATGTTCGATGCGAACGACCCTCAGGGCCACCGCCTGCAAAAGAACCGCTCCGGCCATGGGCAGCACCGCGTGCACTACTGGACGCGCCGCCTCCCGCCCGGCTGGCTCAATCCGCAAGCCGAGCGCCGCAAGTCAGCGCGGGGAGGGACGGCATGATCGGACTAGCGCAAGACCTGTGCGTCTGTATCGGCCTGTTCCTCATCGCCAACGGCGCCACTAAGAAATAACCAAGGAAAGCAATCCTGTGAAAAAGACCGAATACCTGAACGCCGAGGACGTGCGGACGATAACCCGTGACCTGGTGGCGAAAATGAACCGCATCAGCGCGGCTGGCCTGCCGGTGGGTGGCGTGGCCGCTCTGGCTCGCAAAATCAAAATCTCCAACTCCTTCCTCTCGCAATTCCTGGAGGGGACCAGTGCGCCGCCACCGAGACTGCTGGCGGATTTGGGTTTGGAGAAAACCACGCTTTATGTGAGGAAACAGAAAGCCTCCTCGGATGAATAGCCTCATTTACGACGAGAGCGGCGTGGTGGACGGGGCGATTGGGGCGACGGTGCGTGTTTCCGGCCTGACTGGCGACGGCTCTGCGCTGAACGGGACGTACGAGGTTTCCAGAACCGGTGCGACTATGACGAACTACCAAAAATGCCTGATGTGTGGTGGGCGCGTCCCCGAAGGAATGGCTTGTAAGATGCCTTGTCCGGGCGGCTCTTGGCCTACTTACGTTAAAGACAACGGTGGGTTTGCTCCCGCCCTCCAGCCAAAGGGTGCCGGGGATGGGGATGATGAATTCAACCGGCTCGGTGAATCGGAAATCCAACGGCATGTAGCTAATCAACGGGTTGCCAAACTGGAAGCAATGGTGGGGGTGGGGGACGAGGAGGCGGCGCGGGAGATTGGTAGCTTATCTGCACTTCATGGTTCTGCGTGCCCGGAGATTACAGCCATCCTCGCCAAACACCGCCAGCAGGCAGTGGCAGAAGTTACCAAGGGATACGAATTGGCTCTAAGTGCCGCCTTACAAGGAATTATGCTGTCGCGTACCCACGATTCTGAAAATGGCCGCGCAGACTTACTAAAGGTAGCCCACAATATCCGCAAATTTATGGCTGCCGCCCAGCGTAAGGGGGACAAGTCCGATGGGTAAACGTGAACGCGCTGTGTTTGAGGGATTAGACCCTACCATTGAAATCACCGAAACCCTCATAGGATGGTATGAAGGAACCAAAGCCCGGATTGACGAGGACGTTGCCGAAAAGCTGAAATGCAGCGCTGCCTACGCCAGACTCATCCAGCAGGCAAAGACTAAGCTTGCAGCCACCCGCCAGTCCGCAAAAGAGGAGGGGGCTGCGGGCGAACGACTCGTGAGATAGCCTAAGTACCTGTGCCCGGCCTATCCCGCTCATTCCCATTTTGTTCCGAGTCCTGTGAGGTTCCTCTTAGCACTATATTTAATGTTTGAACGTCGTCGCGAATCACCCCACACTGCGAAGCAGCAAGCAGCCTTTCACGTTTTGTTTTGGTGAAAGGACCGTGCAATGGCTTGTCAATCGTTCCAACCCCGGAAAGTCGCTGTATATCTCGGCCGGAACACTAATTTTAGTGTTGCATACCGGGCGCGATCTTGTGCACGCTGCGTAGCAGCACACCCCTCAAATTTCTTTTGCTGAGAGGTGTATGCAAATGGAACCTAAAGATTCTCTCTTTGTCGAGCTGTTCGGCATAAAGGCCGGCGCCCATGGGCGCTTCGCCATCGTTGCTGTGCTGGTGACGTTCGTCCTGGCGGGCGGCGGTTATCTCGGCGGTCGCTCGATGGGTCTGTGGTGAGGCTAAGCCGCCATATCCAACTGCAGCAGTTCGTCGTCTGGCAGAGGCCGTTGCAGGAAGCTGGCTTCGGACCACGGCTGCGTCAGCCAGATTTGGACTTCCTGCGCGTTGCGGAGAATGACCGGCATCGCCTTATCGTGGATGGCGCCTACGACGCGATTGGGCGTGGTGGTGAGGAAGGCATAGAGGTCGATGGTTTCAAATCCGGTCTTGACCTTCCGCACGCTCGTCCACTGCGGCACCCATATTCCTGCGAAGAACCTCAGCGGGCAATCCTCGTCCCCGGCAAACCAGGCGTTCGCCACCCGGCCATTCACCTTTTCCACCGTATAATCCGGCTCGGCAAACCGGGTGAACGGCACAACACAACGGTTTTCAACACCCAGCCAGCGTGTCCAGTGCTTGCTTTTGGTATTTCGGACATTGGTGGTGCCACCGTCCGGTTCCTGCTTCAGCAGCTCGGCGAAGTCGAATTCCTTGCCCTTGGCCCTGAGTTTGTCTGCCCGCACGGAAGCGGCCTTGAACAGCGCCTCCTGTGAACTCGGCAGCCCCCAGCGTACCTGCGCTATCTGGCGTTTGCCGTTCGGCATGTTGCGGACGATGGGGCCGAAGCGGTCGGGATATACATCCACGGAAGGCTCAAGGTTGCCCAGCATGTCCTCGATGTCGTCACCACCCTGGCCGAACATGCGGCGGATGGCTTCCTGGTTGGTGGTGACGTTGTAGAGATTGCACATCAGATGATCTCCTCCTTCCAGACGGGCACGCGGCGGTAGCGGACATTCACCAAGCGGTGTATCTTGGTCTTGCCGATTTTGTCGCCATAAAGCGTTTCCCAATCGGCCACCATCCAGTGCTTCTGGTCACACTTTTCGCAGCGGAACCAGCGGGGAATGTCATGAATCCCCACCGGGCCGCAAAGAGTCAATAAGTCCTTGGAAAGATAGCGGCGGGTTATCCGGCAATGCTGGCAGGTGACGCGAACGAGCATGTTGTGTTCGTCCGCATGGGACAGCGTAAACGCCATCTGCTGGCGGCTGTATCCATTTCTCTCCGGCATGCGGGGTCAATTGGTTATGCTCAACCCGTGCCGCTGGCGCATAACCTCCAGCCACCACTCGGTCAAATCCTGCCCCCGGCTGTAGTCACGCTCGAACAATGCGCGTTGCCGCGGGTTCGCCCGCGTGCGCTTATAAGCGGCCTCGACCTCTGGCGGATAGTCGATGAGGTTGGATTCGTCCAGCTCCTCGATATCCATGTCCATCCAATCGTAGGGGAGCTGCTGCCAGAGGATAACGCGGGAAGCGAGGTAGGCGCGGACGATTTCCTCGTCGCTGGCCGTCGCCACGAACTCATTCCATTCCTGCTCGGCTTTGTCGCATTTCTCGATCAGCTCGGGCTCCCGCGCTTTCATGCGGTCATACTCTTCCTGGGTCATGAGGCTGCTGTATTCGGAGTAGGGACCAAGGCGCTGGTATTTGTCAGACATCGCAATCTCCTGTCGTCTGGAACGATGTTCTTATTTTGTTCGCATTGTATACGAGAGTCAAGACTGGTGCGGCAAATCGCTAGCTAGGCGGTATCCCCAGCAATCCAGTAACGATGCCAATATAGAAACCGATGATGGTGCGGATCATGTTGTCAGCGAATTTCAGTTTCTCGGCGTCTGACGTGCGGAAATACAAGACGAGGCATACCGCGCCAAACAAGGTGATAACACCGATAACAAACATCATGAGGTTGCGTCGAAAGCTATCATCTTTAACCGGGAAGGGCTGTGGTGCGAGCGTGTCAGCCTTCGCGTCCGAGAAGAATAGGCCTTTGATCCACGAAGGTCGCTTTGGTTCTGGCTGGAGGTACTTTTTCACCAACTCCAGTCTGTCTTTTGCGAAAAGGAGGCTGCGAGCTGACTCTATGGGGATACCCCGGCTCTTCATCTCCTGGACGGCTTTATCGATGTCTGCTTGCGCATCAGTGAGAGTCGCCTGAAGTTGTTGGGCGATCGGCTCTCCGAGAACAACCCGCGTTTCGTTGTCGCCTGCAAGGGAACCGCCAACTATGGCAGCAAACACCGAGACTGCGATCGCAAACGAAATTGTAGGCACTAGCGCGCGGGCTCTCACCCAAAAAGACGCCTTTGCAAGTTCCTGTTCGGTAGCCATGATGCCCCCCCGCTCCCCAATAGGATGTACAGTAAAGAGATTCCCCGTGGCTTGCCAGCGCGATGAGGCAGCGGGGCAGCGTCCCGATGGGCGAAAAAAAGCCCCCGAAGGGGCATGATCGCATCCCGACCTACTTCGAGGCGCTGGACTTCGAATCCAGAAAGCCATCGGCCTGCGGGTTGGCCTGGCCTTGGTGGAAGGTCATATTGCCCACGCCGATGATAAGGGCGGCGATTGCGATGAAGGGGAACATTTTCAATATCCTTTGTTGATTTAGGTGGCCTCAGCGTGTGGCTGTATTGAGAATTTGTCAACAACTACAAATATGCGCTATTGTGGGGCATGGCTAATCGCGGGCGCCCAACCGATTACCGACCTGAGTATGTGGAACAGGTCGAACGCTTCTGCGCCGTTATGGGTACGCTCGATGAGGATGTAGCTCAGTTCTTCGCGGTTCACGTTGATACGATCTACGAATGGAAGAAGGCCCACCCTGAATTTTCCGAGGCCATAAAGCGGGGGAAAGCTGCCACGGACCGAAAAGTGGTTGAAAAGCTCATCGACCGGGCCGTGGGCGCTTCCTATATGCAGCAGAAGGAAGTGAAGCTGAAGTCGGTCAAGTACGACAAGAAAACCTTCAAGAAGATTTCTGAGGAAGAGCGAGTGGAGGTCGTCACGCTCCAGATGACGGCACCACCCGATACGCAGGCTATTGCGCTATTCCTTCACAACCGCCGCTCGGACCTATTCCGGCAGAAGCAGGAAATCAAGCTTTCGGGTGACCCGGACGCTCCTCCCTTCTTTACGCTGAAAATCGATAACAGTTAGCCGCCAGGCGTGGCTGAGTACGTCTACCAGCGCCCAAAGCTTTACCAAAAGCAAACCGACGCCTTCTTCAACGCCGACCGATATTCCTGGATTGAAGGCAGTACCAAGAGCGGCAAGACCGTCTCGTGCATGGCGTGGCTATTCGAGCAGGCCCTCTTCCTCGGCAAACCCGGTCGCCAGTTCTGGTGGATTGCCCCTGTCTTCGCCCAAGCCAAAATCGCCTATGGCCGGATGAAACGTGGCCTGCCTTCCCACCTCATTCGCTGCAACGACACCGAACAGACCATCACCATCATTCCCAACGGTGCCGTCATCTCGTTCAAGTCCGGGGAAAAGACGGATAACCTCTATGGTGAGGACGTTTGGGCCGCCGTGCTGGACGAAGCAAGCCGTATGCGGCAAGAGGCCTTCTACGCCGTCCGCTCCACGCTTACCGCCACCCGTGGGCCAATCCGCATCATCGGCAACGTGAAAGGCCGTAAAAACTGGTTTTATCAGGGCTGCCGCAAAGCTGAGGCCGGTGAGGTTGGGCATTCCTACCATAGGATCATCGCCACCGATGCCGTCGCGGCCGGGGTATTCCCGCAGGAGGAACTTGACGATGCCCGCCGGGCGCTACCTGATGCCGTGTTCCGGGAGTTGTACCTCTGTGAGCCGTCCGACGATGGCGGCAACCCCTTCGGCCTGAGTTTCATCAGAAAGAATATCGCACCGTTATCAAATAAGGCGCCAGTCGTGTTCGGCGACGACCTGGCGAAGTCGGTGGACTGGACGGTTCTGCATGGCCTGGATGAGGATGGCCGCACCTGTAGCCACACCAGGTTCCAGCTACCCTGGGAGAATACAATCGACCACATCAAGCTCATCTGTGGCAGCACTTACACCCTGCTGGACAGTACCGGCGTGGGCGATCCCATCGTAGAGCGCCTTCAGAAGACGGGTACCAATTTCGAGGGGTTCAAGTTCTCGGCACCATCAAAGCAAATGCTTATGGAGGGATTGGCGGTTGCAATCCAGCGTGGCGAAGTGCAATATCCTGACGGTGTGATTGTTTCTGAGCTGGAAAGCTTTGAGTACGAATACACCCGGACGGGAGTTCGCTACACGGCGCCGGAAGGCAGCCACGATGACTGCGTAATGGCGCTCGCGCTGGCAGTCCACGCCAAGAACACCCGGCCCGCACAGCCACAAGTGATTGACCTGTAGAGTGAAGTTTTTAGATCGGTTTTTTGCAAAGGCGGCGGCTCCGTCTGCAAGTTCCATTTTCATGTTCGGGCTGGCCGAGAGCCTCCCGCAAAACATCAAAGCCTACGCCCTGGAAGGCTATTCACAGAATCCCATCGTCTTCGCCTGCACCAGCATTATCGCCAACGCCGCTGCCAGCGTGAAGCTGGAACTGCACTCTTACGACAAGAACGGCGACAAGAAAGTTGCCGTCACGGGGCCTTTGCTCGACCTGATGGCCAAGCCGAACCCGCTGCAAACGTGGGAGGAGTTCGCCATCGAAATGGTGGCCTGGTACGGCATAGCGGGAGAGATTTTCATTCTCCGTCTTCCGGAGGTGGGCAAGCCCGCCGAACTGCAAATCCTCAATCCTGAACTGATGCACGTCGAGGCTGGCAAGGCCAACATCCCGCTGCGGTACGAGTATGGGACCGGCGAGAACAAAAAGACCTACTCGGTCAACCAGGTGGACGGCACCAGCCAGATTCTCCACATCAAAACCTTCAACCCGAATAGCAAATGGCGGGGCCTATCACCGCTCTCCCCGGCCGCCCGCGCCACCGACATCCACAACAACGGCGCCAAATGGAACAACTCGCTCCTGCGAAACAGTGCCCGCCCATCTGGTGTGCTGGAGGTAGCAGGTACGGTAGACGAAGCCGCCGCCAACCGGCTGCGGGAGTGGTTTAAGAATGCCTGGACGGGCGCCGACAAGGCAGGAAACGTCCCCCTGTTGACAGGAGGCGCAAAGTTCACAGCGCTTTCCACCACGCCGAAAGATATGGATTTCGAGAAGAACATGTCGGCGTCTGCCAAGGATATCGGCCTGGTCTATGGCGTGCCATTGCCGCTCCTGACTATGGACGCAGCCACCTTCTCCAACATGGATGCTGCACAGGAGCGCCTTTGGACTGATACCGTCCTGCCTCGTCTGAGCCTTATCATCAAAAAGCTGTCTCAATTCCTCGTCCCGTTGTTCGATGCCAAGAGTTCCATGACGCTGGCTTACAATGCGGATTCCGCGCCTGGATTGGAGCCGCAGCGTGAGCGGCTTTACAAACGGATGGCGGCGGCGGTCGCCGGTGGCCTGCTGACCCCGAATGAAGCCCGCGTCGAGATGGGCTTTGATGAAGTGGAGGGCGGCGAGGTTCTGCTCGTCCCTGGTACGCTTAAGCCCATCGACATGGTGGGCCAGCAACCCGCCGCCATCGACCCGCTGGCCAAAGCTATGAAGGCTGCTGGATTCACTGCTGAGGAAGTCGCGGATGCCTTGGCACCGGAGCGGAAAGCCGCCTGAGTGCTCTACCGCGCCAAGCCCGACCCGCGCCTTGTCCTCTGGGACAAGCTCATGGGTACGGTCGAAAAGCCGTTTGCACTGGAAGTGGAGGAGGAGAAGAACCGATATATCCAGGAGGCGGCACAAGCCTTTCCCATATTCCTCCGGCTGTCGGACACCTCTTATGAGGTCCACCGGTCCAACATGGCGCATATTGCCGCCCGGTACGACAACCTAGCCATCCGCCTCGCCCTGCTGGAAGCTCTGAAAGGCATAAAATCGGCAGTTCGCATAATGGAGAGGAAGGAGGGCTGGGAAACTCTATGGCTCTACCTGGTTGGCCGCTGGGTGCAGGAGTTCGGCGCTGAACTTGCCCGTGAAACTGCCGATACCACCCGCTCCGACATGCAGCGCGTCATAGATGTAGCCCTGTCCGCATCGGAGGAGTTTAATCCGCAACAGGTCGCCACCCGTCTGCTTAGGGTGCAGGGGCTGAGCGCCTGGCGTGCCCGCACGGTCGCCCGCACTGAAACCCATGCCGCCATGATGTTCGCCAGTGAGGAAGGGACGGCCAAGCTCGGGCGGGACGAAAGTCTCACCATCCTCAAGGCCTGGCTGCCGGTCCATGACGAGCGCACCCGTGTCAACCATGCCGCGATGTCGTCCGTCGCTCCCATCGCCATGGGCGCGGATTTTGTCGTCGGCGGTGTACCCATGAAGCGTCCTGGTGACCCGCGTGGCGGTGCCGCCAACTGCATCAACTGCCGCTGCGTTCTCACTTATAAGGAGAAAGAATAGTGATTGCGCAAACGTATAAGTTGTGGATTAAATAGCACCATGAAGAACAAGCATCTCGATTTCGAAGCCCAATTCAAAGCTGTTGGCGATGAGGGCAGCGGCGAATTCGAGGGCTATGGCTCCGTCTTCGGGGTTGTCGATTCGTACAATGAGGTGGTCGATAAGGGCGCATTTCTCGAAAGCCTGGCTACGCGCGGAATGCCAAAGCTTCTCCTCCAGCACTCCACCCGCGCTGTTGGCGGTATCTGGTTGGAGGCTAAGGAAGACGAAAAGGGCTTGTGGTTGAAGGGCAAGCTGAACCTCGACGTTCAGGAAGCTCGGGAAATGTATTCCCTCATGAAGATGGGCGCCATTACGGGGCTCTCCATCGGTTTCAGTGTCATCGAAGAACTCAGCAACACCGAAACCGGCGTTACCCACCTCAAGCGCGTCAAACTCTACGAAGTGTCCATCGTGACCTTCCCGGCAAACGAAGCCGCCACCATTTCCGCCGTCAAATCGGCGCCCGACACCGTTCGGGATTTTGAAGATTTCCTGCGAGATGCAGGCAAATACAGCCAACAGGACGCGAAACTCATCGCCTCCAAAGGCTTCAATGCACTCCTGAAACACCGAGAGGGTGGTGACGCTGCATTGGCTCAACTGGCGCTGGAAGGCGCTATGAACCAATTAAGAAAGTTACTCCCCGATGCCGCAAGAAACGGATCTCGCTAAGATTGGCGAGGAGTTGCAGACTGGCCTTGTGGCCCTGCAAAAAGCTCAAGAAAAGCAAGCCAATGACACTGACGGTCTCATTAAGGCCCAAGTGAACCGTGTCGCGGAAGAGATTGGCGCGAAATTGTCTGACATGCAGGAAAAGCAGCAGGCGTTGCAGGCTGCCGTTGAGCGTGTGGGCAATGACACTAGCGAAAAAACCGAAGACGCCGAAGCTCGCCTCGCCAAAGAAGCCTTTAGTGAGTTCCTGCACGCTGGTGGCGATGCCTCCAAGCTGAAGCCGGAACACCAAAAGGCGCTGTCCACCGACAACCTCGCCAACGGCGGTTATCTCGTCCCGACCCAACAGCTCGGCATCATCAACGGCCGCATCTTCGAAACCTCTCCTGTACGCCAATTGGCCAACGTCATCACGACGAGCAACAAGAGCATCGAAGTCATCCTGGATGACGATGAGGCTTCTGGCGGCTGGGCAGGCGAGGGCGATACCCCCACGGAAAGCAACACCCCGCAGCTCGGGCGTGTCGAAATCGTTGCCAAAAAGCTCTACGCCTATCCGAAGGTCACCAACGAAATGCTCGCCGACGCCTCCGTTGACATGGAAGCATGGCTCACCGGCAAGGTTTCCGACAAGTTCGGTCGTCTCGAAAACACCGCCTTCATCTCTGGCAACGGCGTGAGCGCCCCGCGCGGTATCCTTACCTATACCGCCACCTCTACTGCCGGCGCCTACGAGCGCGGCAAGATCGAGCAGATCGCCAACGGCAGCACCAGCGCCATGACAGAACTCGGCCTCATTGCGCTCATGGGCTCTCTAAAGGAGGAATACCAAAACGGCGCCGCCTTGATGATGAAGCGCTCCATCTTCATCGAATACCTCAAGCTGTCAGGCACCAACGTGTTCCGCTTCTTCAACCTGCAACCGCAGTCCGGCCCGCAAGGCACCGTCCTGGGCGGCTCGTTGACGCTCTTGGAAAAGACCGTTCGCCTGGCCGACGACATGCCGGTGATTGCCAGCAACGCACTGACGGTCGCCTACGGCAACTTCAGCCGTGGGTACACCATCGTGGACCGCAAGGGCATCTCCGTGCTGCGTGACCCGTACACCGCGCCGGGCCTCACCAAGTTCTACGCTGAAAAGCGCACGGGCGGCGGCGTGACCAACTTCGAAGCCATCAAGCTTCTGAAGATGTCGGTCTCCTAAAGTAACAATAGAAAGTCAGAACAATGTCTCAGTTCGACTCCGCAAGCCCGATGGCTCCGAGTGTTGCTCTCAACACCGCTACCATCTCCAGCTCCACCACCACCAACGGCAACATCATCGATACCCAGGGCTATAATTCCCTGACGTTCCTTCTGAACGTCGGCGCCCGCACTGACGGCACCTATACGCCGCTCATTCGGCACGGCGATGATTCGGGTTTGTCCGACGCGGCTGACGTGGATGACTCCGACCTAGTTGGCACCGAAGCTGGCGCCGTCATCAGCGCCGCCAACACGGTCAAGAAGATCGGCTATGTCGGCACCAAGCGCTATGTGCGCCTGAGCGTCGTCAGCACCAGCGTGACCAGCGGTGCCACCGTGGGTGCGACGGCGATTCTCAGCCGCCCGGCTGTTGGCCCAATCGCTCAATAATGAACGGGGGCGGTTCGCCGCCCCGTTATGAAAGTCATCACAATGAAAATCAAAATGCTCCGCAGCAAGATGGGCTCTGAGGACGGGTATAACACCCGTTACTACGAGGAAGGCGAAGAGTACGACGTTTCCGACGCTCTGGCCAAATCCTTCATCGGTGAGAATCTGGCTGAACCCGCCACCGGCAAGCCTGCTGAAAAGCAGCCTGAGCCGTTCGTGGAAGGCCAACTCTATACCGACGAAACCGGCGTGGTATTCATCGGCGCCATCCCTGATGGCCAAGCCGAAGTCGCCCTGCTGCCCATCGACCAACTTACTGACGATGAACGTGCCGAATTGGTGACCGAGGGCAAGCTGACCGCTGATGGCAAGCCCCTCAACGCAAAGGCCATCGAGTCTGCGCCGAAGAACAAGGCCGTTGCGCGCGCGCCGAAGAACAAGGCGAAAGCCGCATAGGTGTCCAACCTCAAAGCCTACACGTTGGTAACGGCACCGGCCACTGAGCCGGTGTCGCTCACTGACGTGAAGACTTTCCTCCGTATTGACGCCAGCACCGATGATGCAATCCTGACCATGCTGATTGCCTCCGCACGCCGGATGGCTGAGGAGTACACCAAGCGGGCCGTCATCACCCAAACCTGGAAGCTGGTCATGGACCGCCTCTATGAAGAGTTCGACCTGCCCAGCGGGACCTATGTTCTCCCGACACCATTCCTGGTAAACGGAAGCCAGTTTGTCCAGCTCTCTCGCCAGCCAATTCAGTCCGTCAGCTCCTTTAAGACGACGGATACTCTCAATGTTCAATCCACCCTGGACACCGCCGTTTACACTCTGGACACCGCCACCGGGCGGATTCTGCTGAACGAGGGATATAGCTGGCCAATCGGCCTGCGTTGCCGCTCCGCCGTAGAAATTACCTTTGTTGCCGGGTACGGGGCGGCGGCTGCCGTGCCGGACCCCATCAAGCAGGGCATCCTCCAGCACGTCGCCGCCAGCTACACCAACAAGGTCTGCGCTGATATCCCTGATGGCGCCAAGTCGCTCTACGATGCATTCCGCCTGCCGGAAGCCTTCGGGTTCTGCTGATGTGCAAGTGCGGCGCAGATTTTCCTTCCTCCGCCAAGGCGCGGATTTCCATTCAATCTGCCGCAGTCGTGGAAAGCCCATCGGGTGGACGCTCTGAAACCTGGTCTGACGCTTTTGTGGTGTGGGCCGTAGTCGAGCCCATGACAGGCCGGGAAATCTATGTGAACAGCCAATTGCAAAGCCGCGTCGATGCGCGGATGACGATCCGCTACCAGTCAGCGCTTGCCGATACCACCATCGCCGCCAAATACCGCGTCCTCAACGGCACCCGCGTCTATAACATCAAGGCCGTCCGAAATCTTGATGACGACATGAAGACGGAAGGCGCCGATTTCCAGCAGCTTCTTTGCGTGGAAGGCGAACCGTCATGAGCGTGCGCGGCGCCGACAAGCTTATGCGCCAGCTCAAGCAGTTGCCGCTCGATGCCCGCGCAGGCATCGGCACAGCGCTGGCGGGCTCGGTTGTCGTGCTGGACGCCTATGCAAAACAGAAAATCCAGGGCGGCGGTCGATCCGGCCGGGTCTATCGGCGCAAGTCCGGGTCGCACCAGGCCTCGGCGCCTGGCGAATTCCCCAAGACAGATACTGGTCAGCTTGTCTCCTCGCTGTTCTTCCGCGTGGCTGCTGACAAGCTCTCTGCCTTCTTCGGCACCAAGCTCGCCTATGGCCGATATCTGGAGTTTGGCACCAGCCGGATGCGAGCGCGCCCCTGGCTCCGTCCAACGCTCCAAGCCAACGCCGACGCTATTACCAAGCGGGTGCGCGACGCGGTGAACGACGCAATGAGAAAAACGGCTCGTGGCTGATTCCGCGCTCGTCGTCATCAAGGCCGTCATTGCCACCCTCAAGGCGACGTCTTCCGTCACCGCTATCGTCGGACAGCGGATTTATACCGACGTACCACAGGCTGCGACGTTCCCCTACCTCGTCGTCTCCGTGCAATCCCAGCCGTTTGCCGCAAGCGATTTCAGCGGCCAATCGCACACCCTGCGAGTGCAATCCTTCAGCCGCCAAGCCGATATTGAAGAGGCGCTTTCAATCCGAAAGGCCGCACTGGACGCCCTGGACAGACAGGAAAGCTCCATTGCTCTCGCAAGCGGGACATTGGTGAAATGCGAGTATTCCGGGTTTTCCGATGCCTTCATAGAGGACGATGGCAAAACCTGGCAGGGCATCGGCGAACTCGAAATGATTGTCGTTTGATGTTGCGAGGATTGCAATTTAAGGTTTTAATCAAAGCATAACGAAAGGGTCACCATGTGGCTGCACAAAAAGGGCGGAACGTACTCGTAAAGTATAATTCCACTGGTTCTACCTACGTCACCATCGGTGGCGCTCGGGAAATGACACTCACCATCGCAAACGAGCCTGTCGATATTACCAACTCGGATGACGCCGGGGTGCGCAAGCTCCTGGAAGGCGCGGGCGTCAACTCGGTAAGCATCAAGCTCCAAGGCGTCTATGTTGAGGACGCCGCCGCTGCTGCCATCCGCACCGACGCCAGCACGAACGCCCATCGGAACTACCAGTTCGTCACCCCCGGCGCTGTCAGCAAGACGTATCAGGGCAGTTTCATGGTCGCGTCTTATGAGGAAGCTGGTTCCTACAAAGACGCCGCAACCTACAACCTCACTCTCGAATCCGCTGGTGCGGTCACCATTAGCTAAGTGAAAGCCCTCGACATGGACCTTAAACCTCTCAGCCAAGCCTCGAAGGACGGCACGCCAATCGTGGTGATTTATCCCATCACGGATGAGGGCGACTTTATCGGCACCGTGTTTTGGACGCAGGACGGCGACAAAGGCTATTGGGACAGCAGTAGCGACGGAGAATTTCAGGACAGCGACTTCCTTGGCTTCATTGGGACGGCCGAAGAGGTGTTCAAATCAATCACAGGAAAGGCCGCATAATGAAACGCTTAAAGGCTCTCCTTGCATCCACCTTCCTGGTGTTGGCCAGCGCTGCACAAGCGCAATCGACACCCACCATCAGCACCACGGATGCTACCGTTGCCGGTCTGAACACCGCCTCCGCTCTGCAAAATGCTGCCACCAGCACCTATTTCTCAAATACGGGGGAGACGTTGTTGGTGGTCAAGGGCGGCGGCACGGCGGTCACCGGCACCATCAACACGGTGGCAACCGCCATAAATACTCAATCCTATGGCCCCGTAGCCTTGACCAGCCCAAGCTTTTCGGTGCCGTCCGGCTCCGTGGTCATTGTCGGGCCGTTCCAAACCGGCCGCTATAACAATCAATACGGCCTCGTCGGCGTGTCGTTCACAGGTGTGACCGGCGTCAGCGTGTCCGCAGTCAACGTCCCGCAATAGCCATGGAAAACCCCCTCCGCAACGAAGTGAGCGTCCTGCTTGCCGGGGAAACCCGCATTATGCGTGCAACCTTCACCGCTATCATGGCAATCGAAAAAGCCCTTGGCAGAAGCATGATGGCTACCATCGGCCAACTCGCCGAAGGGGATATTGCCATTACCGAAGCGGCCCATATTATTTATCACGGCCTGCGCGGTTACGATGACAAGCGTCTGTCCTTTGAACAGGTCGGTGAGGCTATCCTGGAAGCGGGCATTGGCAACGTCAGCATCGCCGTTGTCGAGTTTGCCAGCCGCTCACTTAGCGGCGTCACGATGGGAAAGCCGGAGGGGCAGGAGGCCCCGTAGTAACCGAGCTTCCTTGGGAAGACATTATGGCGACCGCCCTCGGCGTCCTCAAATGGGACCCCGACACGTACTGGAAGGCGACGTTCTACGAATACACCGCCGCCATGAAGGGCCATCTCCAGTCTATAGGTGCCGACCTCAACCCGCCGATGTCGCGTGAAGAGTTCCTGAACCTGAAGGCAGAAGATGATGCCCGTCAGAGAAACAAGAGAATGCCCGGTGCGTGAGCCAAAATTTAGAAGCGCTGGTTGTCGAGCTTCGGGCTGACGTAAAGGGCCTGCAAGCTTCCCTTCAAAGCGCTGCGAGCGACGTCCAGCGGTTTTCCAGCAAAGCATCCAAAGACGTTGACCTCTTCCAAGCCGCAATTGACCGCGCTCAGAAGAAGATTCTTACCATGGGCTCGGTTTGGGCTGCCTTCCGCGTTGGCAAGGGCATCGTCGATGCCGGCATGCAGATGCAGGCGCTGCATAACCGGTTTATCGCTGCCACAGGTGACGCTAAGGTAGCCGCTGACGCGCTGGCCTTTGTCCGTACAGAGTCTGAACGGCTCGGCCTATCGTTTAAGGAAGCGGCAGGGAGTTTTGCCGCCTTCAGTGCGTCCGCCCTGCGCTCGGGGATGACGCTCCAGCAAACCAAAGACATCTTCACGTCGGTCGCCGAAGCAGCCACCGCGCTCCACCTCTCCCCGGAACAGGCATCGTCCGCCTTCCTCGCCCTCGAACAAATGGCGAGCAAGGGCACCGTCCAAATGCAGGAGCTTAAACTCCAGCTCTCCCAAGCCATCCCTGGCGCTTTCGAGATTATGGCGAAGGCGATGAATGTCAGTGTCGCGCAACTCAACAAGATGATGGCGGCGGGAAATCTTCTGTCGAGCGACGCATTGCCCAAGCTTGGCGAGGAATTGCATCGGCAGTTTGGTGGTGTTGCGGTCCAGGCAGCGGACAGTGCTCAAGCAGCGTTTAACCGCCTCGGGAATTCGTTATTCGACCTTCAGGCCAAAATGGCCAATAGCGGCATTCTCGACGCTGTGACGCAGGGCGTCAGGGATTTAACCAAGGCTCTAAACGATCCTGCCACTATCGATGGCCTCACCAAATTCGCACAGGCGCTGGCCGTCATCGCCAACGCGGCAATTCAAGTCGCCTCCACTATGGGGACCGCGCTCTACAAAATCGGAGAATTCGAGACCAAAGCCCTTGCTATGGCCGGACTTGGGGCCGGGTCTGATAAGGCAAAAGATGCGGCAGAGACGGTGAGCCTGCGCGCTCGGGTGTTGGCGGACTATAACGCCAAGCAGAAGGGGATGGCAGGTGGGGGAGCGGCTGACAATCTTGGTGGCTATACTCTCGGCAAGATTTCACCTCCGGAGGAGTCGGAAGCAGCCAAGAGGGCTCGGGAAAAGGCCGCTCGCCTTCGTGAGCAACTCCGCAATCAGGTGGAGGGCGTCGGCATCAGCAACGCCCGCGAGAGTGATCCGGGTAAGGCCGCTGCGCTCGAATCCGAGAAACAGCAGAAGATTTTGGACGAAGCGCTTAAGAAAAAGGCCATTTCGGAGCAGGAATACCGAGACGCCAGCCTACAGAACGAAATTGCCTATCAGGATAAGCTCACAGACATCCGCCAGAAGGCCGCTGATCTGGAAGTCAGCATGCGGGACAAGGCGCTCGATAACATCGTCGGTCTCCTCCAGGTGTTCGCCGGAAAGAACAAGGCCGTCGCCATCGCGCTGCTTGCCTTCGACAAGGCTCGGGCCATCGCACAAGCGATTATGGAAACCCATGTCGCCGCAGCCGCCGCCCTGAAGTACGACCCCACGGGCGCCACCTCGGCTTATGTGACTACGCTAGGTTATGCCAACGTCGCCGCCATCGCCGCCACGGGCATTGCGCAGCTTGCGACGATGGGTGCTGGTAGTGGCAGCTCAGGCAGTTCTTCGTCGTCTTCGGGTGCGACAGACAGCACTGGCTCGTCTTCTACCGCTGCCGCGCCTGCTCCGGTCCAGCCAACTAAGGACGTGCACATAACATTTAACGGCATCGGCGCTTCGAAGAATGAAATACGCAAGCTCATTGATCTCATCAACGACACCACCGCAGACGGGTATAAACTTAATATCGTCGGGGTGAATATCTGATGGTCACTTCCGCCGCCCGCATCGGTTACGAGAACCTGCTGGAAAACGGCACCGTCGTCGCGTCCAGTGAAGACGCGGATTTCCCGGTCGCAAATGCCTACGATTGGCGGACGTCGGACTTTTTCAAGCCCGCCGCCTCCGGCACCATCAACATCGACCTGACCCTTTCCGGCGCGGATGGCGCTGACTACTTCGCATTCTATGGGCAGGACCTTTATTCGCATGGCGGCACCATCAAGCTGCAATACTGGAACGGCGCCGCCTATGTGGATTGCTTCACAGCTATCACGCCGACAGACAACACCCCGCAAATGGTGACCTTTGCCAGCCAATCTGCCACCCTCTGGCGGGTGGTCATCACCTGCAGCAGTGTTTTCAGCATTGCGGTCATCAGCTTTGGCGCCCAGCTCACCTTGGAACGGGGCATGTATTTTGGCTGGACCCCACCGCAGTTCGGACGCAATACCCAGCTCATCGACAGCACCTCTGACGGCGGGGAATTCCTGGGCCGCAGCATCATAGCCAACGGGGTGAGCAGCGATTTGCAACTTAACCAGGCTTCCGACGCCTGGATGCGAACATATGGATTGCCACTGCTGAAGCGGCTGGAACTCAAGCCTTTCTTCTTCGTGCCCAACATCACCGGCTATCCTGGTGAGTGTGTGTTTGCATTTACTGACGGCGCCATACCACCTCCCACACAGAGCGCCTATGGCTTTATGAGCGCCAGTATTCCCATCCGGGGGATGGTGGAGTGAGCTACGATACCCTGCGGGTCAAGGTCGGCCGCCGCCCCGTCCAGGTTCTGGAACTCGACCTTGATTTCTGCGGAAACACGTATGGCGTCGCACCATGCGAGGCGGTGTTTGGCATCACCGGCACGCAAAAGTGCTTCAATACCTTCAGCACCTGTCAGGATACGGGAAACTACGCCAAGACGCCAAAAACCTACAAATTTACCTCCCGCTCCACATTTCTCCCCATCGGCGAAAACATCTATCCCTGCATCACGGGCGTCGATATCGCGCCTGTGCAAATCGACCCCAAGGGGTTTTCGGTGTCGGGCTCGGTCACCGTCTCGCTGGCGGATTTCCCGGACCATGACCGTGGCGTTGACCCCTATGTCTCGACCAGGACTTATAACCCTGAAGAGCAGGGGACATTTTTTGGCAAGCTGCGTGGCCGCAATCCTTACCTGGAGAACCGCGTCATGCGGGTAAAGGAAGGCTATATCGATGACGACCGCACCATCTACACCCGCACCAGGACCTATTTCATCGACCGGATGGAAGGGCCGGATGCAAACGGCAATGTCAAAATCTACGGCAAGGATGCGCTGAGATTCGCAGATGCCGAAAAGGCTCAAGCGCCAGCCGTCAGCAAGGGAAGTCTTTTAGCCGATATCGACGCGGACGATACCTCGCTGATCCTCACGCCGACCGGCGTGGGCGCCGATTATCCGGCGTCCGGCACCGTGCGCGTTGACGATGAGGTGATGACCTATTCCAGCATAACCGGCGACACCCTCAACGGTTTGACGCGTGCCAGCGACGGAACCACCGCCGACACCCATGACAGCGCCAGCAAGGTGCAGCTCTGCGTGCGCTACACCGCCGCCACCATCCCCGACATCATGTACGATCTCCTGGTGACCTATGCCAAGCTGGATAGCGTCTACATCCCGCTGGCTGATTGGACGACGGAATACGACACTTGGCTTGGCAGCGTCACCTCAACTGTACTGCTGACGCAGCCAACCGGCGTCCGGGACCTGCTCAACGAAATCCAGGCCAGCACAGGCTCGTTCCTGTGGTGGAGTGATATCGATGCCGAGATTAAATTCAAAGTACTGACGCCGCCGCTGCCATTCGATGAGCCTATGCAATTGAACGAACAGGAGCATTTCCTGGCGGGCTCCATCACGGTCAAGGACCTGCCCAAGGAGCGGGTCAGCACGGTGATTATGTATTTCGCCCCTACGGGCGCGGCGATTGAGCTGAAGCCGGAGAATTTCAAGTCGGTCTCAATCCAGGTTGATGCCACCGGCGAGGGGGTCAACGCCTATGGCACCTCCAACGCCCTGACCGTCCTCAACAGGTGGGTGTCGTCCTTGCCGCTGGTGGATGAAATCGGCCTGCGAGTGCTGAACCGTTACAAGGAAACCCCACGACAGGTGACGTTCCGGCTGGACGCCAAGGACGCCACCTTGCAGACAGGAGACCTCGTGGACATCTCCTCCCGGCTGATACAGGGGATTGACGGGACGCCGCGCCTCATTCGGTGCCTGGTTACCGAAAGCCGGGAGGTCGTCATAGGAAGCCAATATGAGTATACTGCGCTGCAAGCCGCCAACACGGCGGGGAGGGCCGCACTGATTGCCCCCGATGGGACGCCGGACTGGACCTCGGCCACAGAAGAGCAGCGGAATACCTACATGTACATCAGCAATGACTTGGGGCTGATGAGTGATCTGAGCATCGGGCCACATTTAACATGATTGCAGGGGCGCGCGGTTCCGGGTTACGATTCAGGCCTATGAAAGCCCGTTCGTGACCACTTATACCGCCCTTTCAGATGCTTCTCTGTCTCAGGACAAGCCGGTCACGCAATCTATCGCCCGCGCTTGGCGCGACAATCCACTTGCGATGGCGGAAAGCGATGCGACGGCGCCGGAAGTAATCGGGCTAACCCCTTTCGCCAGACAGGTGGCAAGCAGCTCAGCCTCACTCGTCTTCACCAACCTGCCAGACAATTACGATGTTTTTGAATGGGACTTAGTCAAGCTTTTCCCCGCCACCAGCATCAATCAGCTTTATATGGAGCTTTCGACGGACAACGGCTCGACGTGGTTGAACACCGGCTACGTGGCATACTACGATAGAAACGTGGGCGGCACCGCCAGCTCAGGAACCGCCAGCACTGCCCGTTTCGACGTAACCGGAAACCCGGCCTTTAACACGTCCTCGGCCAACACCATAAACGGCAGAATCCGCACGTTTAACCTCACGACGGCCTCGACCACAAAATTCATTGAGAGCAAAAGCTACTATCTCGATACGGCTCCGACTTACAATTCCCAGCAAATCCAGGGCTACCACGCGACATCTTCAAAGGTGAACGCCGTGCGGTTCCGCATGTCCTCGGGGAACATCACCAGCGGATACATCTCCGTGAGACGGGTTCGCCCATCGTAGATGCTCAACTAAACATTTTACTTGTGGTTGTATTCGCTTTAGTCTTTACCCAACTGAGGAGCGAAAAACATGCCCACTACGGTACTTGCACAAACCAACGGCCTGACACGCGTCGTCACCGGAATGACGGCCGGAAACGAGACCATATTCAAGGTCTACCCGCGAAAAACCGTCGTCGTTGAAATGGTGCCCGAAGTCGGCAGTTCGAGCGCCACCATCGTCGCCACATCTGACGAGAACGCACCAGCCGACATAACCACGCTCGCTGAGGACCCTAGCGGGCCATTCGCGGTGGCAACCATTAAAAACCTTGGCGACAAGCTCAACTTCGTCGCGGTCAAGATTGCGTCCGGCACCTGGACGGTGCGGGTGACCAACTGATGAAGCGTACCCTTCTTCTCGTCCTGGCGCTGGGGGCGCTATGTCAGTCCGCCTTCGCGCTTGGCGAAACCAAAGGTCTCGGGAATATCTTTGGCGACGCCAAATCGACCGGCCTCGTGGATGTGGTGGCTTCGAAAGGGGCTAACCCGACATGCGCCCGCGACAGTCTTATCGCCATTAAGGCAGCAATTACGGATTCCTTTAATAAGGCCGTCGCGGCTCAGGACAACTATCAAACCAACGTCGATGTCCTTCAGCCTGGCTGCTACAAGGTGGGGAGCGCCGCTGCCACAAGTGAGTCCGCAACAATCGACCTTTATCCGGCAACCACCCTTATGTCGTTCGGCAAGGCGAAGCTCGACGGCACGAGCGCGCCCTCTGGCACGACGTTTTTCCGCATAGACGCCGGAGCCTGGCCGTCCTCCGACCCGAACACCGCCTGGGGGCAGGGCGCCGCTGCCGCCCGCTTCGCATTACAGAATGTAGACCTCTATGGCCGCGTCGGCGACGCGAATTCCGTGGGTGTCTCCATCGGCAACGCGACCGACACCTCCATCACCCACCGCAATACCAAAGCCGGAATTAAGGGGATGTACATACAGGACGTCGGTATCGGCCTCTTGTTTCAGCCCTACGACACATATCTGAATCGGATTGAAGACGTTTCCATCCGCAATCCCTACACAGCCTGCATCAGCTTTGTGGATGCCGGAGACGGCACCACGACGAACTCCGGGGAGAACATGGTATTCGACCGTGGCGTTTGCTCTGGCGGACAGGTGGACAACACCACTATCGGGTTCCTCTATAATACGTCCGCCCGGAACGTTACACTGAACGGCTGGTCGTTCGATTTCAACGACGGTTCGGCGTTCCACATTCCCGAAATGGCTGGATTTGGCGGATATGGCACGGTCACTCACAACGATGAACACGTTGAAAACAGCCTTATGATTGCGACTTCCTCAGAGACGTCAGCCTTCTTCATGCATGTGATTTACAACAATCTCTACCACGTTCCTGGCAAGAACACGCTGGCAGGTGCCAACAACCAGTTCAACCGCCCATACATCAACATGCCGGGCGTCAATCTGACCATCAACGGCCTGCACGTCGGTCTGGTAAGCGGCACTTACTCGGATATTTCTGGCCTTTATTTCGTTACCAGCCCGACCATCAATTCAGGAATCAGAGATGTGGATTTCCAAGGCTACCGCGTTCTCATGCACGAAAGCCTCAATCCCTATGACGGCTGGAACTTCCGCAACAGTGCGACCGGCCAGTTCAAGTTCGACAGCGTAGCCGACCTGTACGTGAAAAACCAAGGCACCGGACTGGATATCAGCTTGATCACCAGCGCCACCGCCCCCGAGTTGGGGTTGAGCCAGAAGCGGGTGCAAATCAATCCTAACGGCAACAACTTCATAGATCTCGTGACACCCCTCTACATCGTGAGGCCCGGCTCCCGGATTTACGGTGGACCCGCGGTATATGGCGGCACCACCAACGCGGCCTTGAATTACACCCAGCAGTACATCTTCATGAAACCAGCGTTCAAGCCTCCGGTTTCTGTCACTAGCGTCACTAAATCCACCAATAACCTGAACTTTGTGGTGGCCGATATCACGAATTTCATAAGCAGTTCGCTTGCTTGCCCTCTGAATGTCCAGTCGGTCGAATATCTCAACAAGTGCTGGCCCGTGAACGCCATATCGGGGAACACCGTGACCCTGCGTGTTTCAAGCACCTATCCCACGCCCGTGGCTGTGACCGGCACCACGATTGCGCTGGACCCTGAGGATGTCGCTATCGTCAGCTCAAGCAACGTGGCCACGATCGACGTGAGCGCCACTTACGGCAACGCGGCCGATGGCGCCTATGATGCTGGGCGGCGGACGCACTATTCTACCTGGGAAATGAACCGCACGGTAACGCGGACGAATGACCTCCGGGTGCCGACCGGTGCAACCCTCATGCGCGTCTTGCTGGGTTTCGTTGCGAGCGCCACCACGCCGTTTGAGGTTGTCGGGATTCCCTTAAACCAGATACAGTAAGCGAGCATGAAACTCCGCCCCGTCCTCCTCGCGCTCCTTGCCACATTGGCGGGGAATGCTTACGCCTTGGGTGAGAACAAGGGCTTAGGTAATATCTTCGGACCGTCCGGGGAAGCCACGCTGAAAGTAAGTGCGGACGGCCCACGTTATGGGCTGCGGTGCAATGGACTCACCGATACCTGGGCGGGTCTACAAGCATTCCTGACGGCTGGGGCAGGCAAAAGCATTGTGTTTGACAATGCCGCGCCGTGCGTGGTCACAGGTGTATCCCGCACCTTCGTCCAGAGCCCGACCGACATTGTGGGGACTGGGGCAGGTGGGCTCTATTTCTCGAATCCTTCCGCCACATATTTTACGGTCTCCGGCACTGAATTCGTTGGCGTGAAAAAGCTTAAAATCACCGGCAACAACGCCACAGCTGGCCGGACAGCGTGGGCCGGGTTGGCAGCCTATAATTCCAACGACATCCGTTTTGAAGACAACACCGTCACCAGCGTAAATGGCGCTGGGATTTTGATGCAAAACACCCGCGATAGCTGGGTGACAAAAAACCGCGTTTCAGACACCCTTTCGGATGGTATCCATGTGACCAACGGTGAAGCGGCAACACCCCTCACCAACTGCCGCAACGTGCATGTGACCGATAACCACGTCTTCCGCAGCCGCGACGACTCCTTGGCCACAGTCAGTTACCTCGGCACCAATAACCTACCGTGTGACGGCGTTTATATGACCAATAACACGTCTATTTCTGGCAGCACGGCTGGATTCTCCAACATCGGAAGCCGGAACGTGGAGATGAGCGGGCTGGTGAAGGACAATCAGGGCCTGAACGCCGTTCGCGTAGAGGAAGACCTGAGCTTCGTCACGGCTAAACCTGAAAATACCCGTCTGGATATTGTGGTGGAAAACCCATCGTCCACTGGCGTTCTTGTTGGCCGCAACGCAA